TGCGCCACCACTAAATGTCATGCCAGTTCCAGCACTTAAATGTGCTCGGACTTCTGTTGCATTTGGACCAGTGTATGTAATTACACCACTTGTACTATTGTATGTTAAACTTCCATCACCACCTGAATCAACATGACTTATAAGTGCTCTTACTTCTGCGTTAAAGTCTGTGACTTGCGTATGCGGTATTGCTATGTTTACTGCTGATGCACTTGTTATTTGTCCTTGTGCATTTATGGCTACTTGTGGAACTGCCGTTGCACTTCCGTATGTTGCGGCTGTTACGCCACTATTAGTAATGCTAATTGCACCACTGCTATATGTTATTCCTGTTCCACCACTAAACAATCCTCTTATTTCTGCATCAGTTGGTCCTTGGTAAGTTATAATGCCGCTTGTCTTATCATATGAAAGACTACCGCCGCCACCTGAATCAACACCGGTAATAAGGTCTTTTACTTCTGCATCAAAGTCTGTAACTTGCGTATGTGGTATTGCTATTAATTGATTTGTTACCGCAGTTGTTAAACCTTTTGCATTAACTGTAAAAGTAGGTATAGTTGTAGCACTACCAAAACTGCCTACATTACTGTTTACAGTATCTAGTGTTGCATTTAATACAACATCTGTGCTACCGTCAAAACTAATTGACGGTGATGATAAATCGCCTGTAATACTAAAGTTTCTACCAGTTGCCAATCTTGTTGCTGTAGTAGCCGAAGTTGCATTACCTGAAAAAGAAGGTGCTGTAAGCACACCAGTTGCTGTAATGTCTGTTGCTGAAATATCACCATCTACTGTGAGTGTAGTTGATATTGCTGGGCTGGCTGAAACTGTTAATGTTCCTGCTACTGAGTTAAATAATATAGATGCGTTTGAATCGCCTGATCTTAATTTTAGTTCACTGTTTGTTGCAGTAGTGCCGTCTGTTGCAAAACCGTCTGCATTAACAACAAGTACATCACCATTGAAATTAGTTTGTGTAAAAGAACTTGTCTCAACAAATTCCCTCTGTTCCAGTTGTCCCTCAATCGTGAGTTTACCCTGAACTACCAGTTCCTCATCTGCGTTGATGTAAGTGCGTTTAAAATTAGCCATTTATTATCTCTCAAACAAAATTGTTATTAACAACTATTTATCATAATGAAGAGAAATGAAAATCCAGTCAAAAAAAAGCACACCTAAGTGTGCTTTTTAATGTTTCTATTGAAACTGTTCTAATAAGTCTATTAAGGCTTACTGGAATGCAACGTTGGACATAGTAATATGATCAACGTAGTCTGCCGCGTTACCAAGAGATGACGCAGTATTTGTAAGTTCTTTGTAACCATATCTGGTCATGAAACTTACTACTGGTTCAAAACTTGAAGGATCCATTACAGGTCCTGTGCTCATTAATGGAACGTAAGGACAGTAGAACGCTGGAGCATCAGTTTCTGATGAACCTTTGTAACCTACTAAAATGTCTGTTCCGTCAGCCGCGTAGTTATCTACAAAAACTTTAACAGTACCATTCAATGTACCAACAAACTTAGTGTTTGTAGGTGCTTCGAATGAACCTTCAGTTGTTCTTGCAAAAGTTGAAGTTGACGCACTTTGTAAGATTGTCAATGCTTCTGGAGATACAACAACATAGTTACCAGCGCCACGTCTTGTTCTAGCCGCGATTCTGTTAGCCGCTCTGTTGATCTCAATAGCCAATGCCGCATGTCTGTCACCAACAAATACACTTGTTCCACTTAAAGAACTAAAGTCTAATGTGTTTGTTCCAGTACCTGCAAGAGTTCTTAATGAACCGATAATTTCTTGGTCGATTTCAACAACAATCTCTTGTGCTAAGGCTTGCATAATTTCTGCTTCAACGTCAACGCCGTGCATACTTTCTGCATCTTGAGCCGCCTCAAAAGTCCATCTAGCACTTAGACGTCTAGTCTTTGCTTCAACAGTTTCTTTTAAGATTTGAATGCTCATTTTCTTACCTGGAGTTCCCTCAGCAGATGCTGTTGCATCTGGAGATCCAGCGTATGAATTAGCAAGTTTGAAAGGACTTAATGCCTCGTCACCTGCTGTTGCTCCACCACCAGTTTCCGCATAACGGACCCTTAATGTGTGAATTTGCCCTACTGGGCCAGTCATAGGCTGTACGCCTACTAGTTCATTTGCGATCACGGAAGGCATAACCCTTCTGATCAAAGGTAACATTACCTTGTTTAGTGTTGCTACGGATCCTGCACCTGTGGCTCCTGCGGTTGCGGCCTCTGACAATTGACGCTTTGCGTTTTCGAGTACCACGTCCATAGTTTGCTTACGTTGACCGTTTAGGCCTTCTGTAAGTGCTTCTTTGGTTGCGGACCAGTTGCTTTCAAATAAATTTGCCATTTTAAATTACTCCTGTTATTTTGAAAGTCCGGCTAGTTTACGGATAGTATCAATTTCTACAATACCGTCCGTGCTGTCATTGGCTTCTGCGTTAGCAGTCACCTTCTTATCACCAGTGTGTTCTTTTGTTACTGATTCTGTGATAGTCTTTTTCACTCTTGGTGTGTCGCCATCTAAAACTGATGGAAGATACTTATCGAATTGCTTCGCTAAGTTCTCTGTCTTAACACTTTCAAGTAAATCAGACATTATTTCTTTCTTCTCTTTGCCTAATGGTGACATAAGTTCATTTAATGTTTCTTTACGATTCATTAAATCTTGTGCCACTTTCAACTTGCTTTCTGTTAAAGCAACTGCTTCGTCTTTCGATTCTGCTTTTGCTTCTGCTTCTGCAAGTTTAGTTTTCATTTCGGCTAATGTTTTCTGAACTGCATTAATTTCTTTTGCTTCGTTCAAGTATGATGTTCCATACTCGTTAGCGAATGCTTCAAAAATTCTACGTCCAAAGTCGTTCTCACGAGCTGATGTGATATCATCACGGAAAGATTTAACTTCATTTGTAATTGTTTTATTAACTACACCTTCCACCTTTTGAGCGGCTTTCTTAATGAAATCTTTTTTGGCTTCTGCTAATTGCTTTTTGCCTTCTCTTACCATTTTGACTTTCTGCTCAACTAATGCTTTCTTGTCTTCGTGGAACTCTGAAAGTTCCTCTGCAAGTTGCTCTGCAACAAAATCATCTAGTTTTGTTACATGCTCACTTGTACGAATCCTGTCTGCTCTAAGTTCTTTTACTTCCTTAGCGACTTGTTCTGTTACAAACTTGTCTAATAGTTTTGCGTGTTCACTGACAGCCTTGCGGTACTTAACTTGTTGGTCTGCTAATGCTTTCCTGTCTTCTGCAAGTTCTAATACTTCTGCTTCAACTTTTGTAGTGATGAAGTTGTCCATTGCTTCAACGATCTGACCTTTGTCATGCTCGTATCTTTGGGCAAATTCTTCTCTAAGTTCCGCAGTAAGCTCTTCTCTTGCTTCAACAATTTTGCTTTCCCAAGCCTCTTGAATAGATGTACCCACTTCTTCAGAAAGGTCCATTCCTTCAAGTATCTCGTTAAATTTCACTGCCATAGTAGTCTCCTACTTACTTTGTATTTAATTCCTTAATGAAACGAGTCATTTCGTTCATCAAGTGTTTTTCTGCACTTTTATCGTGTGTTAAAGCGGCCGCCGTATTAAAAATAGTTTCGCCGCCTCTCATATTGAATAAACTCTCATAAATTGTTTTTGGGTAGGCATCCGGAGCACTAGGTTGTGCCACTATGTCTACTGTAACAATATCAAAATCGGAAACTTTGCCACTTTCGTTAACATTACCGCTTCCTCTACTTGATACGCCCAATTTTGCTCCCGCCTTCAACAATGCTGATGCAATGTTTCCCATTGGTGTTTCTATGATTTTAAGTTTACCCATGCCATTATCGCCATCCATGTGCATGTCTGTGATTATATGGCTAACTCTATCTAGGTTAATTTGTAACTCTTCTGGGTGATCTAACTCTCCCATTACAGTTTCTCCTCCACCTAATCTAGTTCTTACATTCTCTACAGCACGTTGAATCTCATCTCTAGGGTAAACCCTACCGTTTTGATTCTCTACTACACCTTGAATGAATAGTCCTTGCATAAACAAGTCCTTTCCATCTTCGGATTCCATTAATTTTAGCCCTGCATGTTGCGGTGCTAAGTATTCATAGAGTTTTCGTGCCATATTAAATTACTCCTAAGTAATATCTATTTAGACTTTTTTATGGTCTACGTTAATGTTATCTGTAGGTGTGTTGTCTTTTGCTGATTCACCTTTTTTACCTTCGCCGCCGTCTTTTGCACTAACTGGTTTTGCTAGAGCTACTGCTGGTTGCTTAGGTGCTTTAGTTAAAGATGATTCATTTGAATCTGCTTCGCCACCTTTTGGTGCCGCTACTGCATCAGAAAGTTTAGTTGCTTCTTCAACAACTTCGCTGTCTTCTTCAGTTGACTCTTCAATGTCATAGTCAAAGGATTCTTCTTCCATTTCTGGTTCCATATCCACGTCCATGTCCATTGGCTCGTCTAAATCAAGCTCTTCTGCATCGTCTTCGCCTTCTGCATCGTCGTCGCCTAATAATTTTTCAAATTCAGCTCTAAGATCTTCTAACTCTGCTTCTAAGTCGTCGACTTTATCTTCGATATCACCTTCTTCTGCTGGTGCATCGGCTTCTTCATCGTCTTCTTCGCCTAGTCTTCCTTCTTGCTCTGCATCAACTTCTTCAGCGTCTGCTGAAATATCGTCTACAAAGTCATGATCCTGACTGATTTCTTCTTCGACTGCTTCTTCCTCAGTCTCAGTAGTTTCTTCTACTGCTTCTTCTTCTGATTCTTCTGCTTCTTCAACAGTTTCTTCTTGTTCGCTATCCGCTTCATCAAGAACTTTCTCGTATTCGCTACGAGCCTTTCCTACCACATACTCATGCAAAAGCTCTTCTGCTTTCTCATTTTCTTCGGCTAAAAGTAGTTCTAGAATCTGCTCTAGATTTGCTTTTGATTCTGACATTAGTGGCCTCCTAATATAAATTTTTTATTTAATAAGGCGCAAGATACGCCTAATACACTTACTACTTAGTGTGAATGTGTAATATAAGTGGGAAATGGTGTGTTTTTGACGGAAAAACGGCTAAAAAGCCATTTATGTTAATATTATTTAGTATTCTACTTAAAAAGTTAAAAACTAGTTTATATTATGCCGCCAGTGCTTTCTTGTGCTGGTTGTGAGTACATAGTTCTAACGAACTCATTATGTTCTATCTGTTCTGCTTGTCTAATGTCACGAATTTTTCTTAACTTATTCAACTCTTGAAGAGTCAGTTTGCCTTTACGCACATCTGTTTCTTTACGTTGAGTAAATTTGTCCTCGTTAGGATTGTAAAATTCGTTTAGTCTCATTATATGCCGCCTTCTGGTGGTCCGCCTAATGCTCCGCCGCCTAAGTTTCCTATAGCATCGCCAACTGCATCAGTTGAACCTGGTTCTGCCATGCCGTCAAGTCCTGATAAATCTGGTTCTGCATCTAAATCAACAGCATCAGTAGGCATTGGTCTAATTCCCATATTGCCTAATCCTGGTTGTCCTTCAGGCTGGTTACTAACATATTTATCTGAATTGTTCTCTTGTCGCCATAACTCTTCATTTTCTAATATTTCGTCTTCAGTTAAACCTAAATACTTCTTCATCTTAAACTGATTACTCATATAAGGTACTGCGGCAACTTGATTGTATAGTTGTGCTCGTTCAGTTTGTAATTGTATATCTCTGAAACTGCTAAAGTTCATTGGTGGATTAAATTCTATAGTAAATGTACCTGAATCAATCTCTATCCCTCTAAACTTGAGGAACATTTTAAATTCTCTGTCTAAATCTTCTTGCACTTGCTTTTGTAGTCTTTCAACATACTTTGCAAATCTATATTCTTGAATATAAGCAATACCTACTTTACCGTCATTGAATGTTTGACTACCATCTTCTGGGCCAGTAGGTAAGTATGAACTTGGTATTTTTAATCCACGTAATAATTTGTTATTAAAGTACCTTAGATCGTCTATTTGTCCTAAGTTCTCACCACCTGGTAATGTATCAACTTTAGAACCTCTTCCTTCTGCCGTTTGTGCAAAGAAATAATCTTCTAACATACTCATTGGATTGTAGGCACTATCTGCCACACTTGCACCGTCTTTGCTTTTACCTGGAACACGTTTTTGTTGTACTTCGTATTTGACTTGTTCTAAGTATTGTCTTGCTTTGTGAGGAGGCATGTTACCAACGTCAATAAAGAACACACGTCTTTCAGGTGCTCTGTGGACTCTGTATATAATAATAGAGTCTTCTAATAATTCTTTTTGTTTAAAAGTTTTAAAAATAGGTTCTAGTATGCTTATACCAAATGGCCAAGCATTATCCATACCTTCTGTTAAACTAATATGTACAATATGTTTTGCATCAACAGGAGTACCTTGGTCAACACCGTCGATAGCACCGGTTAAGTACCCGCCACCTGCTGTTGGATTAGTAGGACTCATGATACCTGTAATACCTTGTCCACTACCATATGGTCTTGCATGTAAGTTAGAAACTTTTGTTGCAACTTTTTCTTCAAATATAGGATCTAAGTTTTTAACAAAATACTGTTCTATCTTTTTACCTGCTGTTTCGTTTACAACAACTTTTTCAATGTTTGCTTGATCACACCAATATAATTCGTATGTTTCTGGATCTCTAATAAAAACCTGATCACCATATTTAATGCTGTTACGGAAAATCCTAAAAGCACGTTTATACATAGTGTTCAAACTACACCATTGTTCTAGTGTTTTGGTTATAATTTTACTTTCTGTGTCACTAGGTGTTTCTGAATAGTTAATAGCAAAAGGTAAACCAGACGATTCGTCCTCTTGTGTACCAAACTCTGCAATAACATCTAAGGCCGCATTAATCTCTGAATCAGCATCCATGTTATCATATTGCATATAACGAATAAGTCTGTTTGGTGATCCAGCATACACTTCAGGTAACCAACTGGCTAACTGATTAGAGGCCGCCCCTGCACCTCCTTCCGATTGTTGACCTTGAATATTTAGTGGTAAGCCACTATTGTCAACTGGTGTAAAATGTTTTCTCCAACTCATAAATTAGTCTCTATTCAAATATTATACACAGTATTTATCATTAGTCAAGAAGAACTTAATACTACATTGGCCAAGGATGATTCATTTGCTTGTCACCATAGGGATAATTAGTATCGTGTAATAATACCTTAGCATCCTGTGTTCGCTGTACTTTAGCGTCTATTTCTGCACAATATTGCAAAGTGTTTTGTGTAACAGCATACCCATTACTCTGTAGAAACTGGCAATTAATAGAGCTAGAAGGGTGAAAGTCGGCTTCTTTTTTAGTCCAATTGTCTGGTTTCCAAGCCGGTATCCATGAGACGGTTGGTGTGGTAAATGTATTACCCATTTCGTTAAATAATGTACTTTTAGACGCCATTTTGTCGTTTAAATGACTGTATGTTTGTATTATATCACTGTTATCTCTAAGCGAGCCATTTAACGTTAAATCGTAATTGTTCTGCTGTTCTGGTTCAACTGAGAACATTTGAAATGCTGTATAAGGTGCATGTTGCATTACTGTGGTGCTATTATCTATTATTGCTAAATCCCTCATTAAAAATCCTCTATCACAATAACCTTCTTTCTTGTTGCCAAATTCTAATTGCGGATGTATTGTATCGCTATGCATATTCCAAGGTTCTGGACGATTTGTTACAATAATAGTGTCTGTGCCTTTTACTAAGTTCTCTAAATTTGAATCGTTTGATGTATAATAGTCTAATCTGTGGAATGTACTCCACATAACACCTACTAAATCTGTTTTGCATAGATTATGTGTGTAATGCAGTTGATTAAGTAATGTGGAGATATATGTGTTGCCTTGCCCTGGTTTAGCAAACGAATGAAATTCTAGATGAGGATTTTGCTTTGCTATGATATTTGCCCAGGTGGGCCACATCCATTGTGTAAAACTACAGCCGACTACAAAAAATCTTTTATAGTGCGAAGTATCAAGTTGAGAGAAATCCGTTAGTAATGACATACTAATAGTTATCTACATTGCCGATGTCTTCTTAGGTAATTCGACTATTGCTTTTTTAGTTTTCTGGGTGTTTGTTGCAATTTCACTTAATAAGTCATGTATTGTTTTGTCTGCATCTTCTTGATGAGCTGGGGTTTCTTTGCCTGGTGTATTGTTAGACGCGGCGGCTGATGGATCAGGCGAACCTGACATTCTGTTAGCAATACTACCTATGCCGTCCATGAATCGTTGTCCAAGTCCTTTGTTGCCGGCATTATTTAATTTTTCTACTGCTGATGCCTGGCTTAAAATTTGTGCTGTGTCAAGAGCATTTAAGTCTTGCAAAGTAGTTATTAATTCGTTCATTCCGCTAGTAAAGTCTAATAAACCTTGACCATCTAACTTGGCAAACTTTTCAAATATATCTAGTTGTTTGTATTGATCGTCTAGGTCTGGACCACTGAACCAACCATCATTTGTAGCATTGCCAAATGCTACCATAGACCCTGCCATAGCATCAATGCCTGATGCAGTTGATTGTAATTTACCAGCATCTATTTCAGCAAGTTCTTTAATGTTTTTTGTTTGGTTGTTTAATAGCATTGCTTCTTCATCTGCTGTATTACCCATCGAGTCTATTAACATGCTTATACCACCTGCGGCTACACCAATACCTGCCGCGGCTAATCCTACACCTGCCAATGCAACACCAATGGCAATCAAACCTGGTGCGGCGGCAGTACCGGCAATACCTGCGGCGGCTATACCAATTGCAAACGGAAGTAATGCTAGACTTAACATTGCTATGCCCTTGCCAAACTCGGACCACTCCATATCTCTAAATGTATCAAATGCGTCAGAAACTCCCATCATTGCAATACCAACGCCTGCGGCGGCTACACCAAATGCGGCCATTCCTACAGCACCCGCTCCAAATTTACCGCCTGTCTTAAGTGCTTTGGTGCCTGTATCACCGCCACCAAACAGTTTACTAGTTAATTTTGATCCTAAACTTTGAACTGGGCCTTTTATTGCACCTGCAAACAATCCTGCAAATGCAGATTTAACCGACTTGTATGCGGCGGCTATTAGGAATGCATTTACAATAGTGCCAGACATGTCAAATACTTCTGCTTTTTTGCCAGTGGCTGGATCTGTCTCAGTATCTGTGTCAACTAAAATGTTTGTGAAAAAGCCTAATACTGATGCCATAGTGTCTAACAACCCAATCACAACTTTAAAAGAAGTAATCCAACTGTCTATTGTGTCTCTAAATTTATCTTCATTGAAACCGTTAATCCACTTAACTAATTCATCTGTTAGGTATGTGATATATGGTGTCAGTTTTTCACTGATTATTGTACTAACTTCGCCTATTTTACTTTTTCCGTCTTCGGCTTCCGCAAACAGGTCAGTGAATGCATCAGTGACCTTTCGCAGTTGATCATTTAAGATAGCAAATACTCCACTTTGCTCCCTGTTGAGAACTCTTCTTCCTTTTTCATCTGTCTTTATTGTCTTACCGTCTTCTTCTAGTGCGTAAGTGACGTTGCTGAACCCGTCCATTATCTGAGATAACGGAGTTCCAAACGCGGCGAGAACATTAGTAACAGAACCTGCTATACTGGCGTTAAGTTTATTGAATGCATTATTTACTGTGGCAGAGGCTTTTGCTAATTCGTTAACATCTGTGGCGGCGGTGCCTGCTTGACTTACTTGTCCAATTGCCAATCCAAACTCCTGCCCTAATGCACCCATGTTTTCTACAATGGCTTTCATTTCAAGTTTCTGATTAGCATCGAGACCTTTTATAGCCGCCATTGCTGTGGCTGGGAAGGCTTTGATCATTTCTTCAGCCTCTTCATAACGTCCTTGTTCTTTCAGGGCATTAATCTTGACAATATCCCCAACTAGCTCAGTTCCATTTTGACCATCTATTAACTGTAGTATTTTATTTAATTCTGGGCCGGCATCTGTTCTAAATGCAACTGTTTCCAACATAGCATTTTGTATAGCATTGTTAACACCTTGCGAAAAGCCTGAGGCTCCAAGTTCTGAACCCATCGCCTTAAACGAATTGACAAAGTCTTGACTTCCGGCTCCCATGCCTTGTAATAACAAGGACACAGAAGCATTGTCTGTTAGTGTGGTTCTAGTAGCGCCTCTGATTTCATCAATACTTTTACCTAATATTGCTGTGGCTTTAAGTTGCATTTCATACAACTGTGCAGATTGCTTTGTTTGTTTCATAGCATCTATTTGCTGTAAAACACCAACTTGTCTAAGTATGTCTAAATCTTCATTTAATAACGCACCTAGTTCTCTGAGTTCTAACCCGAATGCCGAACCTGCACCAGTTAATTTCTGAACTTCATTGGTCATTGCAATGAAATTCGATCTACCTGAAACAGCAATAATACCTGCGGCTTCATCAAATGTTTGTGATACTTCTTCAGCACTATAACCCAGCATCTGGAAGGAAGCCGCAAAGTTGGCGGCATTGCTAAAACCACCTCCGCCTAAGTCTAAACTTGTTCCGCCCCTAGAATCTTGTAAACTGGCGCCTACACCTCTAATGGCTTTGCCCATTGTTAACAAAGCACCTGCGAACAGCGTCAATGATGCACCGGCAAATTTTAATGCTTTGGTAAACACCGTTGTTGACTCACCGATAGCCAGACCGCCTGCGCCACCGCCTGAATCTAAGCCTTGAATTGCCTTGATTAGGTCTTTATCGCCTTGAGCATCAGTTTTATTTCCCTCAGCAGTATTTTCGCTGAGTTTTTTCATCATCTCTTTTTGTTTATCAGTTGCGCCTACAAGATTATCTATAGCGTCTTTCATATCGGACAAGGTGCTTTCAGTTGCCCAAGCCGGGGCATTAAATCGTTGTCCGTCTAATTGAATGTCTATATCAGCCATAATATGTATAAAGTACCATTTTAATGATGATAAATACTTTGTGGTTAAGTTAGTATCATCTTTATACTATTTATCCTTTTTATTAACTGGAGTTTTAATATGGCAAATAAGAAAAGTAATAGCCCTTTAGCAGGGTTCTACAGAGCGCCTAAGATGTATACGCAAATACCTACCGGTGGAAAATACTATGATGAGAAAATCATCGATTGGCCAACAACCGACGAATTGCCTGTTTTTCCTATGACTGCAAAAGACGAAATGATTATGAAGAATCCTGATGCTTTGCTGAACGGTGAAGCAGTTGCACAGATTCTAAGTAGTTGTGTTCCTTGCATCAAAGCGCCAAGAAAAATGGTAAGCAACGATGTTGACACATTGTTAATTGCTATCCAAGGTGCTACTTACGGCGATGAAATCAAAGTAACTGCAAACTGCCCTAAGTGTGAGCATGAGAATACTGGTGAAGCCAGTGTAGAAGATTGCTTAGATAGAATGGCAGTTGTTTCAGAGAATTATACATTCGAAACAACCCAAGGCCTATCAATTGATGTTAAGCCGTTCTTGTATGAAAACACAATACAAGCCGGTCTTGCTAATTTTAAATCAACAAGAAGTTTACAAGCACTACAAAAAGTAGAAGACGAAGAAGCTCAATTAAAAGCATTCAACGAAAACTTTATGACTATTGCCGGTCTGAACTTTCAACTTGTAGTAGATAGTGTAAACAGCATCAGTGGAACTTCGCCCGACGGTGAAGCCTTTCTTGTTACCGATGAAGAGAGTATTCAAGAATTCTTAGAAAACTGTGAGGCTTCTATAGGCACAGCAATCGAAGAAAAGATTGGAGAAATTAATAAAATAGGAATCAATAAAAAGTTTAGTTTACAATGTGAGGAATGCGAAGAAGTTTACGAGACTGAAATTGCATTTGATCCTGTAAATTTTTCCACGGCTTCTTAGCAAACGCAAAACCAGAGGCTATTCTTGAGTTAATTAACAGACTCCGCAAAGAAGCCGATATCCTAGAAAAAAGCCTAATAGAAATCGCAGTATATAGTGGTGGCAGTATTTCTTGGCTAGAAACTCAGATGATGTCTTTATCAGAAAGAGCAATCGCAGTAGAAGTAATTAACAAGTACAACAAAATCAAGTCTGGCAATCTCACAGACGAATTTTAATAGATAATCCTAACAATAGTAAGAGACACTTCGTGTCTTTTCAATCTACATTCGTTCGTTCGTTTCACTCACCTCACTCACTTGATTGAAACTTTTTTAAAAAGTAATTATTAAGTAACATCGATTTCATGCAGATATCGAGGTCATATGAAGCCTACCTAAGTGGCTCCATATAAAAAATCGACCTCATGCGAGTATGCGTCGGACGTAAACGAAGACAGGTATTTATGTTTTGCACTTTGTTTGGCTCTGACCTTACCACACCTGTGTCGATTTTTAATTCCAACTCGCTTCAAGATGGAAATACAAAGTATTGCAATAACTTTTCAACTATTTAGACTTAACAAATGTTTCTTACCATTGGGTAGACATTTTAGCATCCGGCATCACCGGGTAGTGTTAAGAATCGCATAACAACCAATGCATAGGCTTACCATCTCACATCAGAATGGATTTCGCAACGGAATAATAGTTGGCCCGTCAACCGTGTGTGTTGTTTGTATGTTTTAAGAGTTAGACTTTGTGTCTGAGAATGCCATGTTTGTATTGTTCAACTAATAGTTATCGGTCTTTCAATCCTTCACGCAAGATTTTTGAACCACCTACTCTAACATTGATAATACCATTGTAGTAATCGTCTGTAAGGAGCACTTTTCTATCAAATTGCTCTTTTGCTTCTAAGTAACTTGCAACACCTCGGCTGGGGCAATAATGCAAAATTTCTCTTGTAAATTGATCTTCTCCTAGCTCTAAGACATCTGCATTTAGATGATCTGAACTACCCCAATAGGTTTTCCAGTCACTTTCTTTGTAACCTCGTCTTTTATTTTTTTTGCCTTTTAAGGGAGGCTTGGTAGTTTTGAACTTAGCAAGTTTCTTACCAACGTACATCATGCCGTTTTGCTTGTTTGTGATTAGGTATACAAATGCTTCACAATCCTCTGGAAGTGTTTCTACTGTTTTACCGTTAAAAGTCCATTGCATAGTTATGTAAGATATTCCGTGTCAGTGTTGTAAGCAGTAAATCCGCCTTCCTTAACTACTGTTAGAACATTATTTACACGGCCTACTAGTTCTTCCTTATGAGAAATGAGTAGAATGTTTTTGCCTTGCTCTCTATTCATCTTTTTTAGTATTGCTAGAGCGTTCTCTACGCCTGTTGTGTCCATTCCGCTGTCAATAAGCTCATCTACACACATCAAGTTCATAGGATGATTAAGACTTTCAAAAATATCTCTAAATGCCCATGATAGTCCTAATATAAGTCTGTTACGTTCACCTCTACTTAAATTATCAAAGTCTAAGTCTCTGCCGTATTCTGTTATCTCAACACCTAGATCACTTGCAAACTTAACATCATGAGGTAAGCCTAGTTTATCTAAGTAATATGCAAGTCTATGATTTAGATATGCAATGTTTTGATCAATAATTCTCTTACGAATAAAACTGTCTTTGCTTGTGAGCAACTTGTATAAGAAATCTTGATGATCTTTTAGTAATGTTAATTCGTTAATAGTTTCAAAGTCAACTTCTTGCAATCCTGTTTCTTGCAGAGTATGTACTTGCTCATCGTAAGGATTAACGTCCTCTGTCTTTTCTTTTAACTGAGACGCTAGTGTTTCTAGATTATGCTTATGCTCTAATGCACTTTCTAAGTCGTGATAAAATGTGTCTTCTATACCTGGTATTGTCCCAACTTCATTGAGAGCCAATTCTAAGTCAACAATGCGTTGTTCTATCTCTTCTTTGTATCTTACTTCTTCAGCAAGTTTATCTTCTAAGTCTTTTGTGTATTCTTCGTGAGTATCTAGGTGTGCAGTACTTTGTTCACATGCAGGACAAACGCCCTCCTTTGCCTTTTGCACATTCCCTTCTAGTTCTTCTATTTTGGTTATGCTTCTATTAAGCGATGTAACAGATCTAGTATGGTCTGTTTTTAATGCTGTAGCAGTTGCAGATTGCTCGGCAATAAGCGAGTTATCTTTGTGTCTTCTTATCTCTACATCTATGTCCATTTCCATTAGTGTACTAATTGATTCGGTCATATTTTCAATTTTTTCTGTGTGAGTTTTATGCCAGGCCTTGCCTCGCATTGTAATCTCTTGTATATTTTTCTGTATACGTTTGTTACTAGCCTCTGTGGCATTAATTTTAATTTCTTCTTCTTTAATCTTATCCCTACTATCTTTAACTAGTTCTTTGAGTACTTCTGCCTTCTCACTAAGTTCGGTAATGCCTAACAACTGCTCAATCATTGCACGTTGGTCGTTATTCTTCATACCAAGGAAAGGTTCTGTATAGGTGTTTAGAGCAATTAAATGCTTGAACATTAAGTGCGGGAAGCCAATAATTTTCTCTATTTCTTTTTGTGTTTCTCTACTATCACCTTGCTGTTCTTGGTCTTCTTTTTCAGTACCGTTAATAAACAACTTTAAGGTATTAGGACGCCTGGCCCTTTCAATCCTATAGTCTATGCCCTTAATCTCAAAGTCCACAGTAACAATCATGCCTTTACCGTTTGTTTTGTTAATTAAGTTATCTCGTCTAATATTTGTTAATGCTTCACCGTACAATGCATAACTTAATGCATTAATAATAGTAGTCTTGCCTGTGCCATTCCTACTACCATCGCCGCCCATGTCTAAGTTATGACCTAGTACCAAGGTCAAATTAACATTATCAAAATTTACTGCTTGAGTTTGAGCACCAACGCTCATGAAATTCTTTGCAGATACATTTTTAATCTTTAGCATAGTTTAAGTTTCTATTCCGTTATAGATATCAATAAGTCGTTGCCTATCAATTGTTGTAGAGTCAATGGTTTCTAATTGTGTAATAACAATTTGATCCACACTTTCAAATTTAATCTCGCCGCCTTCGTATGCTTCTTCCTCTTCTTTGATTGGTATGAGTTGAAGCTCTCTAACATTATACTGCTCTGCAAACTTTTCTCTAATAAAGTTTGCTTCTTCGTATGAAATGCTAATGTCTAGTTTTACTCTCGCATAAGTATATTCGTCTAATAGAGACTCATGCTGATCAAGTAACTCTTTGAGTGTAAAAGATTTATACTTAGGACATTCTAGCCAGTTTACATATTGAGGTTCTTTGCCCCACTCTAAAAACATAGCACCACGATCAACATCGCCTACATCGGCATAGTTATGTGGGAAAGCATTACCGATGTAATGTATATTATTCTTATATTGTCTTTTATGAAAGTGTCCGCTAAACACATAATCAGGTTTTGATAGCATCTTATCATTTATGCCACCGTGGTCTGGCATTTCTACTAATGCATTCATCTTAAAGTATGGTAACTCCAAGTGTGCAAACATGTACTTACATTCCATATTAGCAACTTGTTTATATTCGTCGCCACATAACCAAGGAATAATTGCAACATCGCCTTCAAGAAAATGTTCATCAATCATCACAATGTTTGGTAAGTCTCTAGCAAACTCGATGCTGTTTAGATCACGTTTTTCTCTGTAGTATAAATCGTGGTTACCTAATATAACATAAACTTTTTCAAATGCATCATTTAACTTTTTTAAGTCTCTGATACTTTGATTCATAGTTGCAATGTTTACACTTGCTCTATGATGATGCCAGTCACCTAGGAAAATACATGTTTCTGCATTTCTGGCTTTTGCTTCTGCAATAAACCAGTCTATAAATCTTTCACAGTCACTTAAATGTAATCTACTATTTTGTTTTAAGCCGTAGTGAATATCCGTAAAACACGCGGCGTTCTTAAAAAGTTGAGACATAAATTATTCAAAGGCTCCTTCATCGCTTTTGCCGGATTCAATTGATTCACGAAGTATTCTCATTTCATCTTCGTGTTTTATTTGTCTACTATAACTTGGTAAGTGTCCTGTGTCAATCAAAATATCATCCCTAATGCTTTGATTACGTTTCTCTAAGTTTAATACTCTTGTAAAACTGTTAATAACTGCCGCAGTATAATATGCAAAAGGATTATCTGACTTTGCTTCATTGAACTGTAGGCCCACTTGGCTAAGTTGAACTAATGCTTGTCCACGCATTTCGTCTACATAAGTGTACCCACGCCAGTTTGCTCTGTGACTAAATCTCTCTACAAGTTTTAAAAACATTGTGCCTAGTTTGTTTGTGATTCTACCTACACCAGGATTAAATTCTCCATTACTTAGACTGCCTTCCCAGTGACTTCTTGCTACTTCTTTAAGTTCACCGTTTTGAAATGCATAATGTTTGAATGGAGGAAAGTTTACTTTTGCTTTTGTTTCTGCTTCGTTCCTAGGATTCTTTTTCCTGCCTGGCTCTAATGGAATATGATCCATACACATAACTCTAAAAGTTACGTCTTCATCTGAAATGGTGTCCAAGTCAACTGCAAATTCTTTTTGCTTAGGCTTATTTCTGTAGTCTCCTGTGCCGTGCTCTATCATTGCAACTGCATACGCTTCACTTTGTATCCTTGATGCTTGATTTTGTTTTGCTTCGAGAATGGTCTTTTTATTAATACTTTTGACATCGTTTAGTATAATGTCGTTTTGAAAGTATTTCTCATCGGATAGCCAGCAAAAACTCATTTTACTTTTGTGTATCTCTTTGAGAATATCTTTGTTGTTGAGGTAATTAACCTTCTTAGGTGCCGCCATGTGTTCTCCAAAATTACGAATTTAAACAGTTATTATACATTATACTTAACAAAAGTCAAGAAGAATTTGCATTATTCGTGAAAAATTATAACAGTACTTAATAATGTTGATAAATACTACTATAGGAGAAATATATGGGATTCGATAGAGCAAAAAATGCCTTTAACGGGTTATTAAACAATAAAATTGCAGAAGCAAGTAGTAAGTTAGGAAATAAGAACCCTCTTGCAAAAACATTCTTTGATCGTATGGTTGGCTCTGCATTTCCAGGATACGGATTACCATCTAACCCAAACACAAATTTAACAGCAACAGAAATTAATGCTAGACTAGGTGCTTTATTGGCAGAAGCAGAAATAGTTGCTGGAGCCTCTGAAGCTCTCGATACAGACGAAACACTTAAGAATTCTTATGATTGGAGAGCAAGACTTAGACCTAAGAAAGGTGGAGAATCGTTGTTTTACCAAAAAACAACAGATAGCCCTGAATTTGACGACTACTTACTAAGACCTATCGAAGAGTCTGGTGGAATGGTTTGGCAGTATACTCCAACTATTATGTATCAAGCACAAACAAATTACGGGCAGGCACACCACCAAGGCATGAATTATCAGATAAACACTTTTGAAAATTCTGTACCGCCTGCATTGCCTGTTACAGCAGACTTTACTGCAAACAATATTTACGAAGCACGTTATCTGTTAGCAATTTTTACATTTTTAAAGATATGTGGTAAAGGAACATTCGGTGATTCAGCAGTGAAAAGCGGAGATTATGGTAGGCCACCACCTGTGTTACTATTTGAATATATGGGAGATCATATGTTTAATAAAGTACCAGTTGTTGTTACAAGTTATAGTATTTCTCTACCAGATGAAGTTGACTATGTTCCTGTAAAAGTTGGAACAACAGTTACGCATGTACCTACTCGTACAAACATAATGGTTAACTTAGAAGTAACATACACACCACAAAAACTTAGAAGGCAGTTTGATCTTAACAAACTTACTAGCGGTGAAGCATACAAGGATGGATTCATTTAATGGCTACATATAAGAGAAATAGTTTTTTGCAAAATGCAACATACCGAGACAATCAATTTCTAGACGTAAATGTAGGTCTACCAAGCATTGGCAAAAGCATCAATGACGAAACATTTGTAATAACACCTGAGTACGAAGAGAGGCCAGACAAACTAGCACATGTGCTATACGAATCATCTTCATTATGGTGGGTGTTTGCGGCAAGGAATCCGGATATTTTAAAAGATCCGTTGGGAGACTTTAAAGCAGGAACTACTATTAAGTTACCTGCGAGTACTTCTATACAGAATATAACAGGTTAATATGGCCACAGATATACCTAAATATGATGACCCATACGTAGGCGAAGTTTACGGCAACGTTCTCGATAACTTTGCTAACTCTACTTATTACGCAAAATTATACATGCTTAGATCATCATTAAGCCTAGCCGCTCACTCTGGTGTTGCCTCTATAGACCCTTCTCTCACAGGACCGCCCGGAGATCAAGTAATACTTGCACAAACAGGTGTAACTGCCGCAACCATAGACGATATAACTATAGAGTCGCTAACAGCAACAGACGGTCCAAATGCTATTGAATTAAAATTTACTGTCAAGCAACCAGGGGCGGCAACATTCTTAGACCAACTGGCTCTGTCAAGGTTATACTTAGATCAAAAGAATACTGCAATACCGGTGGTGTTTTTAGAAATAGGATTTAAAGGATATACTGGAGATTTCGAAGATGAAGACTCCGAAGAGTCTGGAAAATTCGAATCAGATATTGCTGGACCATATCGATGGAAGTTACACATAACAGATGTTAATGTAGAAGTAAATCAAGGCGGTAGTCAGTACGACTTCACAGCAATACCATCGAAGAGCTATTCGTTTACTAGTCCGTTGTTTAAACTGCCAACAAACTTTGCATCGGTTGGTAAGACAATCACAGAACATGTAACCAGTTTGCAAGAGCAATTAAACACCTACCACAAAGACGTACCAGATCATGCAGTTGCAGATGAAGTTGAGTTTGACTTAACTGGACTTATAGGCAGTGAATCAAATGAAGATGGTACAAATAAGGCAGGTAAAATTACCAATGAAGATTTATATACCAGTGCTGATCAAGATGCTGACGACAGAAATAGACTACTAAACGAAACTTATGCAATAGGCGATGCAGTTGAAGGAAGGCAAGCATTTGTTGATGCTCCATTAGACGAAGGTGAAGAACCTGAGCAAGTTTTTGATCAAGACAAAATCATGGTACCAAAAGATATAACCATAGAAAAATATTTTGCAATCCTGTTAAGCATGAATGAGGAGTTTCATCAGAAAATTTCTAGAAAGGAAACACTTGATGATCCTGGTTCAGAAATTAAAAAAGGCGAGGCATACGTTTATTGGTTTAAAATGACAGCCAATCTCGAACAACTTGGATGGGATAAGAAAAGAAACAAGTATGGCCACAAAGTAACGTTCAAACCAATACTATATAAAAGTTCAAGAGATGATATTATAGTTGATGCCAAAGAAGCCGAGGTTCCTGCCAAAGATTACGAATCAAGAGCTCAGCAAATAGTTGAAAGCGGTGGACTCAAAAAAGCATACAATTATATCTTCACAGGACTTAATGATCAAATAAAAAGTCTCGATATAAAATACGATAACGGTATAGCATTAATTCTGCCACCGTCTGGCGGAGCAATAGGTTCTGCGGCAGTAGTGTTAGCAGAAAAGGCAGGAACAATAAAAGCCGATGAGGATGTAACATTAGACGGTGTAGTAGAAAATCTAATAGAAGCCAAAAAAGAACAAAATGACAAAGACATATTCAAAGACTTCATGGACGGCATTAACAAACTAAAGGATCTTGCAGAGAACGGATTAAATGGTATTGTTGATCAGCTCACTGATGCCACAGGCCTAGACATTGGCATAATATCAGGCGCATTAAAAGACAACAACGAACAAAATCAACAGGCATTAGAGGCGGCATTAGATGCCGCCGACTTAAAGAAGTTAAGAGAACAAAACGAAATCAATAACCCAACCGTTGAATCGTTTGAAGAGTATACAGCAGAAATGAGCCAATACCATTATGCTGTAGATTTAACTAACCCAATGGAACAAAGTAATAGTATAACTGCTGACCAATTAGAAAAACTTGGATACTTAACAGTAAAGGAAGTTCAAGACGCAGGAGCCGAAATATTGCCTAAAACTACGGCCACTGATGCAAGTGGTAAAGACCCTGGCAGTGATGCCGCAACAATTAAAAAAGGTAGTGTTTCTAATACATTGTTTGGATTCATAGCAGGACAACATCAAGCAGACTTGGCGTTTATGTTAGAACTAGATATGACATTGAGAGGCGATCCGTGGTATTTAGGAAATGACGGAGATAAGTCTACTAACGAAGCTCAAGCAAACTATTACGGCGATGATAATCACATATACCTAACTATACGCTCACCAAAAACATTCGATTTGGACTGGAGAGACGAAGATAGTGATATAAATACTGGTTATTGGAGAGGCGACGGTCTGTCAAGATCATTTGGTGGAGTATATAGATTGATCAGTGTAGTAAATTCTTTCTCTGGTGGTGAATACACATGCGAAGTAAATGCCCAAAGAATAGTACCTCCGATACCTAAAGGAACAGCAACGTAATGGCATATAATAGTAACAAACAAAATCAGAGAATGGACCAAGGCAAGTCCAAATACATTGCTAGTATTAGTAAACGTAATCTAAGTTTAATTTACCGGGCTGAAATTTGTAATGTTAAAGATCTAAGTAGATCAGGGCGATTTGAAGTGTTTATACCTGCACTAGATGGCAGTAGAGGTAATACTAACTCACATATACCTTGCACATATACATCACCATTTGCAGGTGGTACCAATGTAGAAGGACTAGGCTTAGATATCAAAGATCCAATTGGCACACAAAAAGCATATGGCATGTGGATGGTACCACCAGATGTAGGTAATGAAGTTCTTGTGGTATTTGCAGACGGTGTTGCCAGTCAGGCATGCATGATAAGTTGTATGTTCCCAGATAAATTAACACACATGGTACCTGGTATGCCAGCAGGAAAAAGTTATTCTGATCCAAGTTTAATGATGCCTGTAGCAGAAAAGAATAGACGTGATGAAAAACCAACACACAACGATGCTGTTAGACCTGCACATTTAGACCTAGCAGAAGGAATAACAGTTCAAGGATTGTTACAAGATCCTCTAAGAGGTGCAGGAACAAGCGGCTCAAGAAGAGAATCTCCAAGTGAAGTGTTTGGTATACTTACCCCTGGACCAAGAGATCCAAAAAACTTTAATAATAGACTAGGTGGACATCAGTTTATCATGGACGATAAACTAACAAATTCATTAATAAGACTTCGTACTAAGGGCGGAGTTCAAATACTGCTTGATGATACAACCGGCAGTATATACATGGTTAACAAACGTGGTAATGCGTGGTTTGAATTAAATGCAAACGGCGATATAAACTTATTTGGACAAGGTTCTATAAACGTAAGATCAGAGCAAAACTTAAATTTACGAGCTGATAAAAATATTAATATTGAAGCAGGACAAAACGTAAACATGAAAGCCGCAGGTGACAGAAAAGCAGACGGGGACTATGCAGGCATTAATATATTAGGAGCATTGGGACTACCACCTAAAGGTATAGGTGGCAATATTAGATTTGAAGCGGCTGGCGAACTGTCAGGATTTGGTACTAGAAATGTGCAAATCACATCAGCAGGTGGAGACATAGACTTTAGTGCCGCAGGTAAGATTGCAAATTCTGGTGCAAAGTTTGATGTATTTACAACAGGCATTTCTCAGACTTCTGGAGACGGAATTTCAATGATAACAACAGGTGCATTCCAGGCCATAGCGGCAACAGGAGCAACATTAACTTCAGCGGCACCAGTGTCGTTGCTTGGTTCCACAGTATTACTAAACAGCGGCTCAGGAGCAATACCAATGCCAGCCATTCCGGCAGTACCGGCACCACAAATAGGCACAAACAAATTCAAAGATGCGGCGGCCAAGCCAGCAGAGTTTAAAAGACCTGAGGATGGAGAATAAGCATGGCTGATCCAATTTATGAAAAAGATGTAGGCGAT